TCGGCGGCACCTCGCGCCTCGTGCTGCTCTGTCGCCGTCCGGTCGATGGCCACGCCACCGCCGATCTGGTCGAAACCCACCGCGACATCACCGCGACCGGCGCGGGCCAGTCGGCGGGTCAGGAACTGGACCAGCGGGCCGAGGATCACCGCCGCAACGCCCTCCACGCGATCCGGGCGATCAGGGGCGCGGGCCGCTCCACCGTGGAGCTGATCTGATGGCCTGCACCTTCACCGCTACCGCCCTGCAAGGCGAAACGCTCGATGCGCTGTGCTGGCGCATGCTGGGACAGACCGGCATGGTTGTCGAGCAGGCCCTCGACCTCAACCGCGATCTGGCGGAGCAAGGCCCGATCCTCCGCGAAGGCCAGATCATCACCCTGCCGATCCTTGCCGCGCCGGTCACGCCGGAGCGGCGAATCGTGAAATTGTGGGACTGACCTCATGCGATTCCCGAACAGCATCCGCGAGCATCTGACCGCCGCCCTTCCCGAACTGGCGCGCGATCCCGAAGCGCTGGCCATTTATGTGACCGGCGGCACCGTCGCCTCGCGCATGACAGCCAATCTCGGTTTCGAGCTGCGCTATACGCTTCAGCTCGTGATGCTCAATTTCCGGGGAGAGCCGGGGCAGCTTTTTCTGCCGCTGCTCCTGTGGCTACGCGCCCACCAGCCCGAGTTGCTGCTCAACCATGACAGCGGCGTCGAGCAAATCCGCTTTTCCGTCGACCCGGTCGACAACCAGTCCTGCGACGTGGAAATCCAGCTCCCGCTGTGCGAGACCGTGGACGTCCTGCCCGTATCCGGCGGCTATGAAATGACCGTGCGCGCCGAACCGCCCCTGCCCGGCACCGAACCGCTGTCCGACCCGCTCGCCCTGCTCCGCCAGATCTGGAGCAAGACGGATGGCGTGGCGGAGTTCCTTGTCGGCTACCCGGATCCCTGACCATGGCCGATGTCGATGGCGGCGACCTGTCGGAGCTGGAAGCCTTTGTCGGCGGCATGCTCAAATCGCTGGAACCGGCGGCCCGGCGCGGCCTGCTGCGCAAGGTCGCGCGGCAGATGCGCCTGTCCAACCAACGGCGCATCGCCGCCCAGCGCAACCCGGACGGCTCCGCCTTCGCCAAGCGCAAGCCGCCGACCGAACCGAAGCCCGGAAACTATGCGCTCAAGTTCATCTATCCGGCGGGCGGTAACGGGCCGGGGCGGCTCGTCTTTCTCAAATCATGGGTGCGGCAGGGGCCTCTGATTACCGGCTATGACCGGGAGGCCGGAGGCATACGCAGCTTCGAGCGGGAGAAGATCGTCAAATATCTCGATTCCCGCCGGGACGAGGAGAACAAGGGCGCAGGCAAGATTCGCAACCGCTCGACCATCCGCCAGCGGGCCATGTTTCGAAAGATCCGGCGGTCGGGGATGCTGAACGCAGGCGCGAGCGACATGGAGGCATGGATCGGCTTCGGCGGCATGGTCGCCCATGTCGCAAGCATCCATCAGTTCGGCCTGCGCGACCGCCCCGCCCGCCATGCGCGCGAGGTGCGCTATGACAAGCGGGAACTGCTGGGCATGACAGCGACGGATCGGGAGGAGTTGCTGGAAGCGGTGATCGAGCATCTCCTCGATTAGACGATCTGCGCGCTTCCTATTTAGGTGCTGCGAACAGATGCCGTAGTCCTATCATGGGCCGCGTGATTCGAAGGGAGAATAGCTCTCTTCCACTGCTCCAACGGTTCCGAGGCCTCCAGCGTCATACCACTCAGTCAGTCATTTACTGGAGGCGCGAAGCATCTTAGTCCATTTTATATCAAGTACTATTGATCTAGAGAGCCAATATTGGCAATGCTGCATCTCGATCAAATCAAAACCCAAGCCATCAACCTATCAAAAATCATGACTCCATCCACAAATTCTAATGGTAGAATTTAATATTGATATCAAAGGATAGATATAATGCGCAGCAGGATGGCAAGGAATGACAATAAAAATGTCAGCATCTGTATATATTGTGGATCTAGCAACTTAACCAGAGAGCACCTTTATGGAAAATGGTCCAGAAGATACAGCCTACTAAAGACTGATCGCGTCAGACATATAATAGGTAGGCCTGCATCTGATCAATCCATCAACTCAAGTCAGGTTTATACAATTACGTCTGATAAACCGGGATCAAAACGATCAAAACAGATAAAAATAGTATGCAGATCTTGCAACGGCGGATTTTTAAAAAAAATTGTTGATGACGCAATTCCCGTAATTCGACCAATGATACATGGATACTGGGGAAACCCTGATATAGATAATCTAAAAAAATTGTCCAACTGGATGATAATGTTTACAATTAGTAATGAATATTTAGATCCTTCAACGGTTGTTATCCCCCAAGAAGAAAGATATAGATTTCGCAAAGAAAATTCTTCTAACGAAAACTGGATGATCGCAATTGGCAATTGCATACCCATGGACGGATCCGAGCCATCCGTTCATAGATCTATGTATTATGAAAATGATAAAGGGGAAAATGAATATTTTCAAATAACGGTAGCTGCATTTGGAAATATTATTTTTACTACCCTATACGCAAGTATTACTTCATATAATGATCTAGAATTAAAAAATTATTTCAAAGATACAGTTAAAAACATGGGGTTTTCTTTGATATCGCCATTCGAAGACGATCGCCTAATTCGGCCGCACAGATCACATTTCGAACACGATGTTCATTCTATAATGGATGAATTTTCTATGAGATTACAAGCTTATCAACATCGTGTGGCGCGCCAAATTTAATCACAGCCATTTATGAGATTACGGCCTCACAGCTTCCGCCACATCGTCTACGCTCACGGAAATGATGATTTTACCCGGAGCAAGGTCTTGTAATTCAATGACACGTTGGATGAACGCATGCTTAGCGCTATCTAAGTCCTCAGCGACAACACGCATGGTGATGGCCCCGGTTACAGTGTAAATGGGTGTCTCGTCCATTGTAGCCTCCTTTAAACGGAAAGTGCCCAGGCGGCATGAAGAAGGCCCATATCCTGTGCCCCATACCAATTTGGATGATAGTAATCTGACCCGCCAACCATGAATCCCGCCGCATCTGCATCATTAAACTCACCCCAGCGGTCTTTCATGGATAGGTAAGCGATGTTCCTAGCCTTTGCAGAGGCGATCATCACTTCATAGTAGGTATCCATGTCTTCGATGAGCGCGCCAGCAGCGTTCGACCGAACGGGGAGCACCAACCTTGGAACGATGCCATGTGCGATCCGCCGGTCTGCCCACTGTTCAAACATGCCTTTGAAGGTGGCGAGGTCAGACAGCTGCCCCATCTTCCAATCATTGATACCAATCTGCCAAATGCAGATATCGCCTGCTGTGAGCACTTGTTCCGGGAAGTACAGCGGTCGGCCATTATCTTGACTATTGACTGCATGCTGTGCTTTGGCACCGGACGACGAGGCGTTCAGTAATTGATAAGCCGGGAGGCGTGAATTGCGTGCCCATTCAGCGCAAAGCGCAATCGTCCCTGACACCCGTGCCACGGAAACTACATTATTTCCAAGCACCACACCATCAGACGGTCCAATGGTGACTGAAACAAACTGCGGAGTAGGGCGTTGAAGGTCAACAGTTTTGGTTATCCCACCGAAAGCGACGCTAACAGAGCCAGTGCCTGTGACAGAGCGGAACCAAACAGTTGCCGTGTCACATTGCGTATCTGGCCCAAATACCCATGGATTCACGGTCGTGCTATTCTGCAAAATGCCATAATTCACGGCGCTGATGGCGGCAAAGTCCCACCCCGCCCCTAGGGTCATCCGAGTATCAAATGACGCGAATGATGCCGCAGTGGTATAACCCATGGTGCCTTGGAAGAATTCATCCTGTGCATAGTGACCAGCAGCGATAAGTGCATCCCGCATCCGCCGAACAGCACCATTCTTATAGGCACCTGTGTTACCCGATGGATATGCGGTGAGATAAGGAGCCATGGTGCTATCTCCATGGA